AGGATTCTATCCCCGAAAACCATCCCTTGTAGGTCGGGTTTAACGAAGGTGTCCTCTTCCGAGGTGGGTTTTGGAACTCCGTAACGCTCGTAGAGGGCTGTTTTGGAAACGGGAAAGCCCCTGTCTATTAATGCGATAACCTTGTCCAGTTCCAAGTCCTCTTTAAAGTTGAACCTTATCTTTGCGGACCCTTCCACGGAGTTTAATTCCAAAATCCACCTTATGAGCGTTATGTTAAGTTTGTGTTCCAACCACTTGGCGTCGGACTTAACGATGTAGAGGAACATATCCTTATGAACCTTCGCCAAGGCATAGCTCCCATGGTCGCCCACCTCGGAGGTTAAAATTTGCCCGGTAATCGCTTTGCTAATTTCCCTATTGCAGTAATCTATAAGGGAACTGAAAACTTCCGATTTGTCCCCCACATCAATGGTTTTCAAATCCTTTAAACCGCTAAAAACCGCCGAACTTGATGCCTGTATTTCGTTTAAGGCGTCCGCCAATCTTTGAAGGGTTTCCTCTTGAACATTATCCTCCGTTAAAGCCGCCAAAGGTGGAATAGCGTATTTCTCCGTTAGTATTTCCCAATAGTTGAGTGCCAAAAGTTTCAACTTCCATACATAGTAAATAGGTTTTAACACGCTTTCCCCGTAGGGATTTTCTGCAGAACCGTTGTAGGCTATCCATATGAACTTGTAAGGCTCCACCTCTTTGCCTGTATCCGCATAAACGAGTTTTCCGTCTTTTGTAAAGCGAAACCTCAACGGGTCCCTCCGCTCTATTGACGCCACCTTCCAAATATCTTCCTTTTCCCAAATGACTTCCACCACCGCCCAGCCGTATTCCAAAGCGGAAAGGAGGTCTTTTAAATCGCTATGCAGGTTTATTCCTTCCAGTGCCCTTTTAACGACTTCAACCGCATTGGGTTCTCCTTCAAAACCTATCTCCGCCGAAAGGATTGCGTGCTTCCTTAATTCCAATTGGGAGCGGATGTGGGGGTCTAAAAGCATCCCCTCTATGGCGGAATAGTATTCATCGGTGTATGGTCGCTCGTAGAAAAAGGAGGGAGGCTCTATAATCTCCCCGAGCCTATCGGGGAGGGCTATTGCCTTTGTAAGTTTGGAGGGATTTATCCGATGTCCCATAGCTTCCTCAACCCCGTTCTTTTATCTTTCCTTACAACGGCGGAAGGTCTGTTTTTGGGACAACCGAAGTAGTTTTGGAGCAAGTTAATTGCCTCCTCCTTGTGTTTTTCAAAGGGAAGTTCCACCGTCGCGTAGAGGGAAATTTCGTAGAGCGTGAGTTTTTCCAATGCAGTTTTTACAATAACCTTTCCTTCCTCGGAAAGGCTATTCACACCGCAAAACACGAGTAGGGAGTAAATCGTTGCGGTTGCCCTTGTGAGTGCCTTAGGAATTACCTCCTCATCCTCCCCCGCGGTCAGAGTTTCCATAACCTCGCTCGGGAGGAGTTTTTTAACTTCCTCCAAAGAGGTTAGGGATTGAAGGTCGGAAAGGGAAAGCATCAGCCAACCACCACCGCCTTTATTACTGCATTAATTCGGGGTATGGGGAACGGCTTTGACTCCGCAATAATGGAAAGGCTTTTGCCCATAGGGTCTTTAACGACCTTGACTAACATCGGCATAGCTATGGGACCGTATTCAATGTCGTCCAGAGATAGGAACTTCAACTTCCACGGAAGTTCCCCTAACACATAAACCGCATTGGGATCTATAACGGGCTTAACCGATCCATCGGCGGTCTTGTAGGTATCCGCAACCTTGTAGATTTTGAAACCGAAATACTCCACATAGGGGACTTTCGCCTGTTCATCTACCTTGGTGTAGTTGGCTATTACAACACCCTCTTTGGTTTCCAAGTATTCCAACAAAGCCCTATAAGCGTTTTCCCCCGCCAGCACTATGTAGGGACCCGCAATACCATTTTTCATCAGCTTGGTGGTCATAGCGTCCAAGTCCCTAAGGGGTTTGGGATTGGTTCCGTTCCAAGTATCGGAAGGCGCATAAGTTTTAACCTCGCCGTATTGGAACTCGTAAATGTCGGTTCCTATGTCCGTCTTTATGGGATGTTGGAGTTTGCCGTTAATCGCTTGACCGCATAGGGCGGAAATGGTGGTCAAAATGCGCCTTCTAAACCTATCTATTATGTTTTGGCTATAAACCTTTAAGTTTTGACCGGTGAGAGCTTGCAATCCCGCTATCTCCCTCGGGCGGATGGTTTTCTTCAAAGTTATCGGTTCGGGTTCCACCAAAGTGATAACCCTATCGGAGCTATCCAACTCCACGGGATTTTCGCCGTATCTCACGAGGGGAACGCTACCGGTTTCCTCTTTAATCTCCTCCGTTCCTATATAGGGGAACGGGTGTGTTTCTTTTTGGCGGAACACGACCGAAGTTAGCACGGTGGGAACGGGGGGCAAGCTTGCCAAAGTTTCCGCCACAAGCTTAGGTTGGAAAACCCTTTTTAGGTTGGAAATATCAAGCATCATTTAACCTCCCATTAGGTTCTGTTAATCACATAGATGTTCAACCCTCTAAGGGCTTCTATGTCCGCATTGGAAGGCTCGGCTCCATTGACTTTCACCGCATCCTTATAGACCACTCCCATTACCAAAACCTTTGCAGAGGTGGATTTTTGGGGGTCGTAATCCTCTATTAGAACGCCATAGGGTGTATGGATAGAGTTTCCATTGGAGTCCGTAGCAGAGGGGTCGTATACAACAAAAGCTCCATTGTTATCCTTTCCTATTACGGTTCCTCTATCAACCGCCGAGGCTATATCGGAAAGATTTACATCTAACACAATATAAGGACAGTTCGTGGAAAAAACATCATTCCTATCACCGTAACTAAATTGGGCTATTTGTCCCTTTACAGTCATGGTTCAAACCTCCCTTCAAAAGGCGTTTAGAGCTTTGTTTAGGTCAAAACCTTCGCCTCCGTCGGAAAACTCTTTGTGGTCGTTGGGTTTTTCAGTTTCCTTTATCGGTACGGGGATTTTCTCAACCAACTTAGCCAACTTGTCTAAAAGTGTTTCCTTTTGAGGGGGGTCGGAAAAGTCCAGTTCCACGGGTAGAGAGTTAGCAAACTCTACCAGCTCCCTAACAAGGTTTTCCGAGAATTTCTTTTCTGCCTCCGCTTTAATGCGGGCAATCTTTTCCTCTTTGAGTTTTGCTTCCAAAACCTCCAACTGCTTTTTAAGTTTGTCGCTCATATCTTGAACCTCCTTTTTGGCTTTTTCAATCCGCTCTTTAAGTTTTTGAAAAACGGGTTCAACAACCTTTTTAACTTCGGGGGGAATTTCAACCCCCATAGCACCATTGAGGTAAGCCAATCCAGCACTAACCGCCTTTGCGACGATGACAACCTTGCCATCTTTCACATCACAGAACGGAAATTTGTAACGAGACAGGGCTTGAGGGAGTTCCTTTTCTCCCTCTTTGAAGATTACCGCTCCAACACACTTGGAGAGTAGTTCCCAACCGCCTTTATCCAAAATCCGCTTTACAGCTTCGTTTTTGTCCCATTCACAGTCAGGGCAAATATCCCAATTGATCTTTGCAAAGGATTTTATGACCTCTTTATCCGCAAAGGGGATTTCAACCTCTAAAAAATCGCTACCGTTATCGTCGTCGGAGAGCTTTACCACCTTTAACGGTTCCGCATCCCAACCGGCGGGGGGAACGGCACCTAAAAGGGCAATGTGGTGCAAATAGTAACCCCTTTGGGGATGTTTTCTAATTCCGACCGAAATGTTCCTGTAAGCTCCGCTGGAAAGGAGGATTTCACCAATAGGTGAAAGCTTGTACTCCCCCCAAAGGCAACCGTCTTTTAGCTCTACCTTCTCAAAAAATCCGACCGCGGGAACGCTGTCGCTTTGGGGGTGTCCCAAAGTAATGGGAACGGGATTGGAAAAGTTTTTAACAACCTCTTTTAAAAGCTCTTCCGTTACCTCAATCCCGTTTTTCTGTAAACCCACGCATAAGAGCTTTACGCCCATCGCTTAGACCCCTTGACCGGTTAGGTTGAATTCGTCTTTTAAAACCCCGCCTATACCGGCTTCAAAAATCTTCCCGGTCGTGGTTCCCTGAATGCGGATGTAGGTAACCGAAATTTCGGTTTCTCCCTCGTATGCGTCCTCTTTGGCTATAAGGTCGGGGGAACCTTTGAGCCAACCGTTGATGGTAACGTCCAAATCCTCTTCCTGTTGCAATCCCTGTTTTTCATCCGCAATCCAAAGTTTGTCCGTGAATTCTACCTTTACAAACCCATTGGGGGATAAAGCTCTCTTTATCACCGCAACGGGTGGGGCGTTTTTCCAACTTATCTTGCATTCGGGTTTTTCAAACTTTCCCGGTATGGGAATTTCTACGGGAAAGGGCAAACCTATGGCGTCGTGTTCAACGACTTTTCTTTTTATGGAAAGCGTTATTTCGGAAACCTTCCCAAAAAGGTCTTCCCCGTTAAGTTTAACCCTCGTAGGGCGCCAAGTTAAAACCAAACTCATAAGTTATCCTCCCCTAAGCCATTTGTTGCGCAACTTGTTTAAAAACTTCCGCCACCCTATCGGAGTTCATCACTTTGTGGAGGACAATCCCCTCTATGGGAATTCCGGGAATGGGTTCAAACTCGTAGTGGATTCTTCCTTGCAATAGTTCCGTTAAGGTGGTTCTTTCGGTGTCCAATTTGACCGATTTGTAGATTAGAACACCCCTCGTTTCAAGGGTTCTTAGGTAATCGTCTATGGTGGATTGAATGTCCTTTATAACAGGTTCCAACGGGCTTTCGGGAGAGTAGAAGGCTATCTTATCAAGGTATTGGAGCAAAGCATACTCCAAAGTTTCCTCTACAATCCCGCCAACCCTTATCCAGTTAATCAAGGTATCCGCCGGATGCGTGAGGGAGGGGAAAGCGGCGGTGCGCACTCCGAAACCTACCAAAGAACCTAAGAAGGGGCGCATGGTATAAACACCTTGGGCGTTAATCCGTTGCACATCGCTATCGGGGTCGTTCGGTAGGTAGGTCAAGTCCTTGGTTATCCCGGTTATCCCCTCTATCCTCCTATTGGAAGGTAAAGCCCCATAGCTTTCGGGGGCGTTCTTATCCACCCAAACGGTCAATCCCGCCAAACGGGAAGAAAGCCAATCCTCACCTTCGTAAGTTTTCACTTTCGGATAGCACAAAACGAGGTGGGTATCCGCAAGGTTGTTTTCCTGTTTGTATTGGAGGATGGTATTGAAATCCAAGTCGTTAGGTAGGTCGGCATAGGCTATCCCTCGGTATTTTTTGGCTCGAGATGCCATTTCAACCGCTACCGCCGGTCTCACCGAAAACTCGGGGGCTATGAGGATTTTCGGGGTAAATCCGTATTTAAACAGGGCTTTATCAAATTCGGAAAAAGCCTTTATAACGCTTTCGTCGGGAACGCTATTTAGGTCGGAAACCTCGGGGTCGTATGCATTGACAAAAAGCACCAAGGTGTTTTCGTGGTCAAAAATGGCTTTTAGGGCGTTCCAAACGGTGTAACCATCTTGCGGGTCTCCGAGTTTATCCTTAGCGTCCTTTTCCCCGGCAAAGAGCGTTAAGGTGAAAGGCGGGACTTTATCGGGCGGAGCGGTTCCCACCAATCCCACAACGGCGGTTTTAACCTCTACGACCGGTCGGAGTCCTACCTTATAGGTTATCGTCTCTACACCGTGCAAATAAGCCATTTAACCGCTAAAAGTAGTCCTTTACAAGCTTTCAAACTGGATATGTCCAGTTTTGGAAGGGAGTTTTAACCAACTTTCAAACCTTGTATGGTTATAAAACTCCCAGACTTTGAGTTTGACCCTGTAAAGGAAAAACAGAAACTTAGGGAACAATGGCAACAACTCACGGGAGTTTATCCCCTACCCTCCTATCCGGAGGACTTTATCCTTGATGTTCTCGTATATTTCAAGGCGCTCCAACTTGCGGAGATGGAAAGGAAAGCCCGCTCCAACTTCGTAGAGTATGCGGAAGGGGAGGATTTAGACCGATTAGCCCAAAACTTCTACGGTATAGAGCGTTTGCCCGCCCAACCTTCCCAAACCGTTATAAGGTTTTACACCGAAGGGGATATATCGCTCCGACCAGGGATAAAGGTAGCAACAAGAGACCTCAAAGTGGTCTTTGAAACGAAAGAACTCTACAAAAAGGGGGAAGGCTATCAGGATTGGAAAGCCGAATGCACCGAGGCGGGAACGGTGGGAAACGGCTTCCTACCCGGTGAGATTTCCGTTCTACTGGACCACATTGAGGGGGTAACAAAGGCGGAGAACATCACCGTAACCACCGGAGGAACGAATGCGGAAGATGATGACCATTTTAGGGAACGGATACTTATCTCCCTTGAAAGGTTAGCGGCTACCGGTACAAAGTGGGGATACATTTTCCACACAAAGTCAGCCCACCCTGAGGTTGGGGATGTTTCGGTAATCTCCCCCGAACCGGGAAAAGTTGAGGTGTATTTCCTCCTTAGGGACGGTTCCTTGCCTTCCCCCGAAATGATAGAGACCGTAAGGAGTTATCTTTATCAGGACCACATTAAAAACCTCACCGACTTTGTAGAGGTGAAAGCCCCCACCGTAATGACCGCCAACCTTTCGGTGAGGATACACCTAAGGGACTTGAAACTGAAAAACTTGGTTGAACCCACCATTAGGGAAAAACTTTCCTCTTATATAACTTATATAGGTAGTAGGATAGGGGAGGACTTGGTCCGTTCAAAGGTTATAGACCTGTGTTTTGTCCATCCCACGGTGGCTAAGGTGGAGGTTTTGGAGCCTTCTGCGGATATTCGGGCAAACGAAACCGAGGTGGTAAAAGTCCAAGACCTAAATTTGGAAATAATCCCTTACGAGGATTAGGCAATGGAACTTTTCAAAGAA